ACTACCTGAGACATATAGACCCGGTCGTTTTGGTTAACGTCGAACGATTGCGGGTTTCCGTTATCGACTACTACGGTTATTTTGTTGTACATGGTGTCCCCCTACCCTTTAAGCAAATACTACGGAACCGGTAAACGACGTCGAGCAAGTCGCAATACCGTCGGCCGCGAATGTGACCTCGGCTGATTCGATCGACATCGAGGCGCCTGTCCATGATCCGACGGCGCTGGACACTACAACGGCTACAGGTGTAGCGGCTGCGATAGCCGTCTGTAGGGCGTCAAATAGTCCGGCGGCTTCGTCGTAGAGGAACTCAAGCGACATGGTGCTGTTAAGGTCGGTCTGGTCAAACGCGACACTAGACAAGGTCTTTGTGCGCACGATTGTTGGCGTGGTGGTTACCGTGCCGGACGTAATTTGATCTGAGTATGCTACTGCGGGTGTGCCCACTTCTACGGTGAACGCGGCCCCAGCTACGGATATTGCGGGCATTTCATACCTCTTTCATTTGCATAGATACGTTTATTTCGGTTGACAGTACGGTGCCTTGGGCTCCTAGGCTTAGCAGCTGTGGGGCGTTTATTACGTCCACTAGGACTGTATCGGGAAGCACTACGAGCAGTGCGTCGACTGCGTCCTCTGTGGATTTTGTGGCGGATTCGTTTACCCTGGCGTTAATGTTTATCAGGATTCGCCACCGGATCTCGTAGTTAAGATTTGAGCCTAAACGGTTAGGCCTAATCCAAGGCGAGTCCGGTACGCAAACTACCGACGGGGTTATGGGTGTCGCGGGTACTGTGTCGTAGATCTTGTACCCGTGACCTGTGAGAGCTGCGATTATTGTCTCGCGGCTTTCCGTGGCAAGACTCACCCGACTACGCCTTTCATATCAAGATATGGGGCAAGTACGCCCATAACTCGACGAGTAAGCCACACCGACAAGCGGTAAGGCCCCGGCGTGAAGTCCATAGATACTGCTTCGCCACCGGCACTAGACCGGGCTTGAAACATTTCTACGGCTACCGACATGGCGGCCTCTTTGACGGGTGCTGATTCTGCCGTGAGAGCTGCGGTCGTAATAAGGTAGCCGATCAACAAGCTAGCAGCGTCAGCAACCTGGTCAAGTGTGGCGACGGCGGCGCCGTCGTACTCGATGTCTAGGTTATCGGCGAGTTCTTCGCCTGTGACGAGTGCCATTGCTGATCGGCTACCTTTCTAATTACGCTACGACTTGCAGGCCAACAATGCCAGCGCCGCTGATGATCATGCTTGCGCCATAACCATATACGCTCACATCGCGACCAAGCTGGGCGACATTTTCTGCTGTAGCCAACGATGGGCCTGATTCGATCCATTTGGCAGCTTCACGGTTGGATACGAGGATCGCATTCCCACCGATGTTGCGGTCGAGGATTACTGGCAAGCCTGAGACACTAACTGCAAGGTTAGCGGCTGTTGCCGTACCAGATACGTTGTAGGTGCCGTAGTTGCTTGGGAAGAATGTCGACCAACCACCGATTGTGACGAACACATCAGGTGAGACGAGGACGAACTCCGCCGGCATGCCGGTAGCCGTTTGACAATCAACCGAGGCAGCAAATACGGCTTCGCGGAATGCTGAGCCGTCCGTATCGGTTGCAATGTTGTAGTTAAGTGGGGTACGTGCTCCATAAACTGCGGCAACGAAAGCGATATTGGTTACCTGAGTATATGAGTTGAGCATGATGCGGGTGTGAGCGTCGACGTATGAAGGGCTCGAACGCTGTAGCAGCTGGTAGGAAATATCTGAACCGGCTGCGTAAGTGTTGAGGTTTGCGGTGCCCTTGAGGATAGAGATTTGAACGGAGTTAACTTCGTCCTTTTCGTCTACCTGCTCTTCAACAATGTCGGCAAGGTTCCCCGTCCAATAAGGCCAGTTGAACGTCATGCCGGTAGCGCCTGCGGCTTCGACACCGAACGCGTTAATTGTTGGGCGGCCGAGATCAAATATTCCGCGTACCTGTTGCATCCACACGGGTGGAAATAGGCCGGGGTTGTCGCTGGTGATCTGGTCGAATAGTGCTCGGTGCTCGACTTCGCCGTTGTGTACTGCGATGCGGTACTCGCCCAATGAGCGGTACTTTGCGAGTGGGTGCTGCTCGACTGCGCTGGTGTACACCTTGCTGCTAATGGTGCTGATTTCTTCGCGGAGGCTTCTAACGGCTTCCCGTGCTTCTGTGTCTACCGAGACCACGGCCTCGGTGTCCATGGTTTCGGACATTGTTTCTCCTTCTTCTTCTTCGGGTTCTTCTTCTCGGATACTGCTTACGCCGGCTGACGAGTAAGCAGGGTAGGGGGTGAGTGACACTTCCAGTAAGTTTGCGGCTGTGTGTGTGATTGCGTCGCGGGCTTTACTCATCACGCTTTTAAGCGGATTGAAACCGACGGATAAACCTTTAATCGTGTTAGTCCTGGCTAAGACTGCTGCATCTCTGCCCAGGGACGTATCGACAATGTCGAAGTCAATGTAGAGCCCGTCCTCGCGGTTTTCTGCGCCGGTAATAATGCCGACCGGTTCGCCGTGACGGTAGGCAAGTGGCTTGCCGATTACGTTGTCCAGGTCAAATGATCCAGGCGCAAACGATTCGCGTACGCCTCCGATCATTGTTTCCGTGCCGTAGGGGACTGCCATGCCGTGTCCGCTGCCAACGATGTCGCCCTGGCTATCTTCGCGCTCTTGGAATACGACGGTTGATTCTGTGTTTAGTTGCTTCATTAGATTGCTCCTGGTGTCATGCTAAACACTCCTAGAGTTGGGAGGTCGAGCAGCATTTTTGCTTCGTCCTCGGTGAGTACTCCGAGGGGTAGTAGTTTGGTGATGAGGTCTGCGGTCTCGGTTGGGTTGGCGCGTAGGAATGCGGTCGTATCAAATTTAATAGTACGGCCGCGAGGGGTTACGTCGGGCATGCTGAGGCGCTGCTCAAATAAATGCATGATTGGGCGTAAAGCCGTGTCCAGAAGATTGCGGTATAGGTCGACGCGGTTAGAGTACGTGAGGCTTGATCCGGGGACACCGGCCCCGACCCATACGGGATCTAAGTTAGCCAGGCGAGCGATTGCGATAGCGGCTAGGTTCTTGGCTTCGACGAGCTGTACATCGCGAGCGCTGAAACCCATAACCTGAGCGTCGATCGTATTGTTAAGGTAGGCGGTGCCACGGTTGGCCCTGGCTTCTTCCCATGCTTCTAACAGGGCATCAACTTGCTCGGCAGGTAGGTCAGGCCCAGAGTTCTTCAATGCAATACTGGGGATAGGCGTTTCGCTGTACATGAGAGTCGCGGCTTCTAAACTTGCGGCTGTCGATATTGCTGTGGCGCCGTTGGCTAGCCAACCGCCTTCGCCGGATCCATAAAACTTAATGACGTCGCGGGTCGGTACTTGCCTGGCTAGATAGTAGAAAGGGTCGGCCGGTGGCTGGTAGTTTTCTTGGATTCCGACGTATACGGGCGGGGTGTCGATTACGTCCTCGACGCGCATAACCTCAATACTGGACGGGAACCCGTCGAATGTGCGCTCGGTTACTAGCCAATAGGCACGGTCGTACATGAGTAGATCTGAGAGTGTGCGCTGGATTACTGAGGCGTACGGGTAGATCTTGGAGGGCATTTGGAGAAATGGGCGAATGACTACGGGCTCGTCGTAACGGTATTCACGTAGTGCGAACGCGCTGATCGTGTGCGTATAAGTTTTCAGGGCGTCAACGAATGCCGGAATTTGCATAGCGGTCTGGCGGTTAGTCCTGACGGCTAGCTGGTTAGTGAGTAGTGCATATAGCCCGGCTGATTCACGAACGTGCGCGGCTGCAGGACTCTCGGCCATAGCCTGGGAAATAGACTCTTGGCCGCGCACTATCGCGAGGGCTCGGGGGAACACCATGCCCACATACTAGGCGTATAGCATGACTTCGCCGTGTTGATCTGTATTTGCACGGTTTAAGCGTGTCGGCGTGTCGCTACCCTGTTCGGCGTCGATACTTGCTGGTATAAATTGTTGCCACACTTCGCGGCGCTTTTGCTGCCTGGCTAACTGCAAACATAACGGCCCGGGCTGCGTAGATTCCGTTTCTGCCCATTGGGGCAGTAAGTACCCAGCCGCCTTGCCTCATAGATATTTTGGAGTTTGCGAAATGCTCCTGTAGCACTTGGGATCCGTCGTGCCTAAGTTGCTGCCGGCTGAATAGATCTTGAAGTACCTGGGTAGCGCTGACTGCTTCACGCTGGCCTACTAGGGCGTCAAACTTTTGGCGCAACCTGTCGACATAACC